GCACCTCAGACCTCACCGTAACCCTGGCAGTCGTGAAAGACTGATCGTGTTCGGCAACAAACACGACCTCCTACAGAATCGGCCGATGCGCGTCCCCTCGGACCGCTTCGTGCTTCGCGTCGATACGCGGATCGCCGCCACGTCGGCATCGAACCAGTTTAAGCTGGCCACGAAAGCCACTGCGTCGAATATGACCATTGACTGGGGGGATGGAGATAGCGTTTCGGTATCTGGAAGCGCCCTTAGCATCACCAAGACATACACCAACCCTGGGATATACTTGGTCAGTGTACGCGAAAATGTGGTAGGCGGGGCCGGGTATTTTGATTTCAACGGGGCGCTCAAAGACGCCCCGAAAGTCCTAGCAATCGCCCAGTGGGGGATTAACAAGTGGACAAACCTGTTCGGCACATTCGCGTACTGTGCGAACATGGTGGCTGTTGCAGCCGATAGTGGTGCAGTCAACACGGCCACCGTGGGGGTGTGGGACTACGCATTTTTCACCAATACAGCACTGCGACGCTTCCCAATTCCCGACGTATCTGGGATGACCAGTGGTATCTCGATATTCAACCCGTCTATCGACACTGCAACGTGGTCGAATCTGCTGATTAAGCTGGACGCCACCAACTCCCGGAGCGGAGTAGTCCTTGGCGGCGGAACGTCCAAGTACAACCCGGAAGCCGCTACGGCACGCGCGAACCTCGTGGCTCGCGGGTGGGTCATCACGGATGGAGGCCCCGCGTGACCTACTTCATCTGCCAGTCCGGTTCGACGCTGATCTATGGCTTGAGCGAGAACCCGCCCGCTGGCAGCGAGGTGTTTGCCACCTACGCGCTGTGGGCTGCCCGCCTCGTCGCGATGGGGCAGGTTCCCCCCGACCCCGTTGCCCTGTGACTTTGCTACCTCCTCGATAGGCTGCCCACATGGACACCGTAGAAGCCCGCTCCGCTGCGCCCGATTTCGCAGCCGCCCCGCAGATCGAGGAAAAGAACCTCGAACAGGATAACATTGTCGAGGCCCAGCGCCCGGTGGACCCGAAGGAACGCTCGCTCCTCGTCACCTACAACGCGATGGTCCAGGTCGCGCCATTCCTCCAGATGTGGTACGAGCGGTTTGACCGCGACCGTAAGTACGTCAACGAGGAGTGCCTGCTGATCGACGATGAGGATGTCGTCAGCACGAACTACATCCTGCGGAACCAGGTCGTCCTGCTCGCCAACCTGTTCGCCCGCGAGCCAGCGATCTCCTGGAAGCCAGGCGCGATCATCGGTGAGCACCCGCCCCTGCTCGGCCAGTACGGCAAGACGCTCGAAATCTTCTGCAAGAAAATGGCAGAGGAGACGGAGCTGAAACGCCTGGTGCGCGCAGCGATCCAGGACGCGAGCACCATCGGCTGGCAGGTGATGAAGCTCAGCCCCCAGGAGGATCCGAAGCTGGATCCGATTGGCACCCGCCGCCACAACGACCAGCTCGACAACATCGCGCGCTACCAGTGGCTCAAGAAACGGAAAGCCGCCGGGCAGTTCCCCGACGACTCTCCGGTGAGCATGGAGATCGCGGACCTGGAGAAGGTCGTCATCGCCTACGCGCGCGACCAGCTCCACGCGGACATGATTAACAACCCGGCAGCCCAGGTGCCGATGATCGACCCGATGACGGGCCAGCCGCAGGCAGATCCGGTCACGGGCGAGCCGATGACCCAGGAGGACATGAGTGATCCCCGGCATGCACACCTCGCAGCTATCGAAGCCGGGCAGTTCCCGGAAGACTATGACGTGGGCGAGATCGCTCGCTATATCGGTTTCAATCTGGATCCTATTCAGGCCGAAGACTTCCGCTTCGACTGGACTGTAACCCAGCCCGAGCGCATGTACGACGCTGAGTGGATTGCCCACCGCGTCTTCATGTCCTACGACCAGTTCGGCTCGAAGTTCGATGTCAGCCCCGAGGAGATCGGACAGATCATCCTGTTCGGCTCCGATGGACGACAGATCGGCACCGACAAGCGGTGGACCAAGGCCGGGCAGACCAGCGCGAGCTGGTACGACAACGAAGGCCCGAGCGACCGCAAGACGATGGAAACCAATTCCAACATGGGACGCACGTCCGTGTGGGAAATGTGGCATCGCGGCAATGGCCGGGTCTATGTGTGGGCCGAGGGCATGCAGCGGTTCCTGATGAACGACGCCCCGACCATCGTCGGTCGTCGTTGGTACCCGTTCTACATGCTGGGCTTCAACCGGGTCACCGGCCGCGTCCTGCCCCTGTCGGATACCACCCTGACGCGCCAGCTCCAGGACGAGCTGAACCGCCGCCGCACCCTGGAAGCCGAAGCCCAGAAGGCCAGCTTCCCGCGCATCTTCATCAAGCAGGGCAGCCTGCTGCCCGGCGAGAAAGAGAAGATCGAGAACAGCCAGCCCTACGAGGTCATCGAGATCCAGTCCGTCGAGGACGTGAACAAAGCCTTCGCGGAGACGAAGCCCCTGCCGTTCAACCCCGAGCTGTACCGCCGGGACGAGACGCGCATGGAAATGGAAATGATGAGCGGCATCAGCAAGAACGCCGCCGGTTCCGGCGAGGGCGATCTCGCGACTTCGGCGGCCATCGCCAACGAGCAGATGGGTGTGCAGACCGACTACCGCCGCTCGCTCCTGGAGGAGTTCATCTACGACATCATGTACGACTATGCGTACATGGGAAACCAGTTCATCCCCGAGGAGAACATCAAGAAACTCTGTGGCAACGGTGCCTACTGGCCGATGCTGGAGCGCGAGCAGTTCCTCCGCTACCTCAAGCTCGACATCCGTGCCGGGTCGACCGGACGCCCGGACGCTGAGAAGAACCTCGCCACCATCGAGAAGTTCGCGAACATCGCGGTCGCCCTCGGCCTGCCCGTCGACCCCGAGGCTATCCTCGAAGATATGATGTACGACATGGGCAAGCCCGACTGGAAGAAATACCTGATGACCCCCGAGAAGATGGCCCAACGTGCCATGATGGGGATCCCGTATCAGGTTCCCGGTGGAGGCGGCGGTGCCCCTGGCCCGACCGCTCCGCGCGGCAATGCTGCCGAATCTGAGCCAACCCCGGGAAGTGGCTCCCCGACCATGGCCGACAAAGGCCCCCCAAGTCCTGGCTCGGTGCCAGGCCCCAAAGGTTAATCATGCCCTTCCCTCCCCAGCAAGCTGGCCCCACTCCCCCCTCCATGGCCCAAGGCCAGGGCGGTATGTCGGTCCCGATGCAGGCCATGCCGGGCGATCCGGCGCAGGCCCAGGGCATGCCCGACCCCGCCGAGGGCATCGGCCAGATTCTTGCCGAGTTGCAGGCTGGCGGCGTGGACATCCAGCCCGGCCCGAACGGCACGATCATTCTTTCCGGCATCCCCGCAGAGATCCTCGCCCAGCTTGGTGCGAGTGAGACTGCGCCCGCTGGTTGACTTCACCGAGGAGTAGGACAACATGGCCGACGACCCGAACACCATCGCACCACTCGATGACGACTCCAAAGTTGTCTTAGAGGATGCGGCCCCGCCACCGGCTTCCGAGGAAGCCCCAGCGGATCCCAAACCTGCTGAGCCAGGAGAGGGCGTCTCACCCGAACCGGAACCCCCAGCCGAACCGCCGAAGGCGGAAGCTGAGCCAGTACAGTCCGCGCGCGAGAAGCTCATTTCCAAGCTCATAGGCGAGGAAGAATCACCGAAGCCCGAGGAGACGGAGGTCGAACCCGCGACAGCGGAGGAGACGCCGAAACCCCCGAAGGCCGAGGAACCACCCAAAGCTCCAGAACCCCCGAAGGATGACGACCTCAAGGAAGTCACCAACGAGGACATCAAAGCTCTCAAGCCCGGCGAGGCGAGGCGCAAGATCACGCGCCTCATCACCCGCGTGCGCGAGTCGGAGCCGATGGCTCAAGGGTACAAAGAGATCGTCGATCTGTGTCAGAAGAACGGGATTTCCCCGGACGACTACAAGGCATGGGTCGCGCTCGGTGTCGGTATCCAGCAAGGGAACGAAGCTGCGGTCAAGGACTTTGCCTCTCTGGCTGAAAAGCTGGGGATCACGGCACCTGTCCAGGCCCCAGCGATCACCCCTGATCTGGATGCGTGGCTGGCTGCCCAGACGAAGGATTTGGAGATCAGTGCCACGGCTGCCGCTGAACTGCGGAAACGCCTTGGAGCTGCCCCTCCTGCCCCGGCTGCGGCCACCCCAGCTCCGACTCCTGCACCCCGGCAGGCTGCCCCGCAGCCCCGCCAGCCAGTCGTCGATCCGGTCATCGCTGCTCGTACTGCCGCTACGACCGAAATCGGTCGCATCGCAGATGAATACGAGAAGCGCATCGGAGTCGACAACTTCAAGGCTCTCGAACCCCGGGTCATGGCCGAACTTGCCAAGCGCAAGGGAAAGCACCCGGATGCCTGGGCTGACATCTATCGTGTGGTGGTTGAGAGTGAGTTGGCCAAAGCGCCCAAGCTGGCGCAGATCCAATCCACCCTACGTCCTCGCACTGGTCAAGCCCCTCCGGCGACACCCGAGTTCAAGACTGAACGCGAACGCCTCATCCACAAATACGCTGGTTGACCCCACTGGGGTGACCGGCCTCTCCGAAAGCTACCATGCCCACGCCCGTCACCCCTACCCTCATTCGCGAGCTTGGCTACGCGGTCACCACCGACGTGATGAACCGCAAGGAAGCCATCGCCATCGACCGCCGCGCTCTGCCGCTGCTCGATTTCACCTGGGGCCGCCGCAAGACCGATGCCGGTCAGGCCGGTTCCAAGACCCGCGTCAACCTCAAGGTCGCCGGTTCGACCCAGCTCCAGGGCTGGAACGGCCGGGATGTCCTGGGCTTCCAGGGCAATGAAATCGACCTCACGATGGAGTTCGAGTTCTACAACATCCACAGCGGCCTGGAGTTCGTCCACACCGATCTGCTCGATATGGGCTACACGGTGATGTACAACGAGTCCCGGACCAAGAACTTCGCCAAGCGCAGCGGCCCGGACGAGATCAACCGTCTGGCCAACCTGTTCGAGGAGAAGGTCGAGACGCACTTCGACAACTGGAAGGTCCTGATGGACCAGATCATGCACTACAGCACTGATCCCATGCTGCCCCCGGGCCTGGACCAGCTCATCAGCATCACCCCGACCATCGGCACCATCGGTGGCAAGGACCGGGCCTCGAACCCGCTCTTGCAGAACGTCGGCGGCACCCTCCAGGGCGTCGACCTGAACACCCTGGACTGCTCGGGCAACGGCGACCTGTTCCGTGGGCTGACCATTGCCCTGCGTCAGGCCAACATCTACGGGCGCGGTCGTTCCGCTCGCGTAGACCGCATGTTCGCTGGCTCGAAGTTCCTGGATGGCCACAGTGCCTTCCGGCAGCGCACCGGCACCGCCCACGAAGGTCTGCGCGTGCAGGCCGGTTCGGCTGCCAAGATGGGCAAGCAGGACATGGCGATCCTGGACACCGAGCACTACTTCGCTGGCCTGCCCATCGAGTTCGACCCGACCCTGGATCTGCTCGACCAGATCGGCACCCCGGACAACGGCGTTCCGTTCTCCTGCCGCTGCTACGGCATCGCGAGCAAGGCGTTCGAAGTCCGCTGCCCGCCCAAGATGGACATGCAGGTGTCCTTCCCGGTCGATCCGCCCGACCAGCGGTTCACCCGCATGTCGACCGACTCGCGCTGCGCGCCCGTCGTGACCGTCCCCAACGCGCACTTCGTGCTCGCTGTGGATCTGGCCACGGTCTGATCTGAGTGGTGGGGTCGGTGGTTTGGGGGAGGCCCCACCGACCCCTACGACTACCCCGAAAAACTGGGATCTCCTACTCTCCCGGTTCCTGGACAGCCCGCACTTGTGTGCGGGCTGTGGTTTTGTACGGTGTCCGTCGAGTAGGAGATCCCACACCATGCCCATCGTCACCCACACCGCTTACCTCGTCCCGCGCGGCACCAGCCAGCTCATGGTCTGCCCTGCCTACGAGAAGCCTCTACTTCAAGTGAAGTTCAACACGGGTGTGGCAGACCGGGACAAGTGGGTGAAGACCTTGAGCGAGATCCCGAAGGATCTGCCCAAGGCCGCGCACGCGAAAGACCTGAACTGCGAAGCCGAAATGACCCGCCTCGCGGCGACCTACGGGGTCGAGCTGTTCCGCAAGGTCTACCCGCTCGACGAGCTGTTCGAGAAGGCGTTTGCCTCCTGCGAAGTCGCGGTCCTTCCGGGCAACGAAGGTGCGGTGCCGAACATGGCCCCAACCCCGGACGCCATGGTCCACGAGTACCTGGAACTGAACGTGCCCTCGCTCGACGACACGAAGGCGCGCAAGCTGATCGACTCGGGTTTCACTGTCGCCAATATCATCAACAACGACGTTCGTTCCGTCGCAGCCGTCACTGGCTTTTCGTCCAACCTCATCCGGTCCATCATCGAGGCATCGAAGAAAG